TACCTTGCTGAGAAAATATTGTAATACCGCTATCATCTAAAGACAAATCAAAACTCCAAATATATTTAGAAATAAATATCACTCACCTTCTAAATTTATAAATTTTAAAAAATATAAAATCAACTTTCAATTTAACATTAAAAATACTTGACAAATTTCTAAAATCATATATACTTATATTTAGCAGGTTGTACAACTTCCCGTAGGGAATTGAAACATATTTATACTAATTGTTAACAAATGTTAACAAACATTTAAATCAACCTGCTAATCATGAAATAAAAAATTCTGCTAAGTGATACTTTGATATTAATAGCAGAATTTTTTATTTTTTAATGTTTTAATTGCAGATAAATAATAATAATAATGACAATAATAAATTATTCTTCATTAATTTAATAAAACTTACCATACCATTTAATTTTCTGACCTAAATTGCCTAATACTTTTATTTGTGAAATTTTTAAAAAATCAATAGTTGTAGAACCATTAACCGGAATGTATACACAATACTCTGATGGCAAAACTTGAATATACAAAGCAGTATTATCTGCTTCAATTGTTAAAGAATTTAAATTTTGATTTTTACCTTGTGCGTCAGTGAAAGAAATTATTTCATTATTAGAAATTGTAGTGTAGAATGGTGTGAGGTTATCTTTATGGATTGATGAAATGTAACCTGAGTGTGCAAGATTTCCTATCATAGATTGTCACTTCCTTTTTATGTATTATTGTGTTTTATTATTGTATTTTATATAATTTCATAAAAATAAAAACCCTTGATTTATAAGGATTTGTGAGATTGGATATTATTATAAAAGCTGTGTTTGGTTATTATTTTTGTTTAAAAAAAATAATTATAAGGGTAGGAGAGATGATTAATTCCTAAATCCTACTAAAAATTAAGCAGAAATTGATTTTTTATTAATCTTTTTTAATTTACAAAAATTAATTTTCATTTCTTCATTATTATATTTTATAATACCTTTATCAATATTTATTTCAAAATAACTATGCCCATTTTGTAAATGATAACAAGCTAAATTAAATAAATATTTTAATATTTTATTATTAGGCAATTTATCTTTTGTAGAAACAATACGAATCATTTTCCACTTATTATTTTTCATAAAATAAAATCTTTTTAATTCTTTTCTTTGTCTTTCTTCTTCAGTTATATTTCCTAATTTAACTTGTAAATCATGACCAGAACCATCGTATTCAATATAAATTTTGTCTTCTGGAAATGCTATATCTAATAAACACTTACCAAATGGATAGTTCAATTCACCACCTAATAATTTATGCAAATATATTTGTTGAGTTGATTTTATACCAGAATCATTTTGATACATAGTTTCTCTTATTTTTATAATTCTTTTATCATATTCACCTTCTAATTTCATAATATGGTCAACGCCATATTTATCTATATTAGTTTGCTTTCCTTTTAAAACTACTTCTTTTACCTTCATAGGATTATCTGTACCAAATTTATCTAAAAAAGTTTCTATTCTTTTATCTTGAAACATTTTAATATTAGAAGCATTATTTTTACCATATTTAGCATTCATACTTTCTGCTAATTTTAAATGCCAACAATCATCGCAACAATCTTTATCAATTTGTGATTTTTTCTTTTGATTTAAATATGCATAATATGGTTTTTCAACAATTGTTTCTTTACCATTTTCTGAGCAATAATCACATAAAACTTTTACCATTTGATGACTACCTTTTGGTAAATCTTCTAATTTAACAATAATTGTTTTTAGATATTCCCAATCATATTTTTTCTCAATATAATATTTCTTTCTTGTTTTACAAACCATTTCAACTTCTTTTGTTAATAACATTTAAATTTCTCCTTCCGATTATAAAGAGTTTATAAAATGGGAATAGACATATGTAATCGGCATATGTCTATTAATTACTTCTATTAAGTTTGCAACCTTAATAAAAAACCATTATTTTATCATTCTGTCAATAGTTTTATTCATATGATATAATTTTAAAGTCAGATTTACCAATTTCACCTTCATATTTTATTTCAACAAATTCCTTTTGTTTATCAATACCACCTGAAAGAGTTAAACCATAATCTTTAAAAGATATTGCAAATATTTCATTTTTAATCCACAGTACTTTGCAAATTTCTTTTTTTAATTGTGGTTTAATTATTTCTTTTTCAATTATATCGTTTTCTTCAATAATCTTTATATTAGAAATTAATTCGATATTATCCTTTTGTTCCATTTTTTTTGACATTTCTTTACTCCTAACTTTACAATTTATATAACTATCTGTATTTTTAATACATTGATTTTCACCACACCAACGAATAAATGTGCAATTATCATTAATTAGATTACAAAAAATACTATCTTCTTTTATTAATCCATATTCACAAGTCATAATACTATATTAATAATATTTACGAACTTGTTACTGTAGCAGTTGTTCCTACTGTATTTTTATCTGTTATTACCACAGTAATTACAGATGAACCAGCAGCAACTCTAGTTATAATTCCAGTATGAAGTCCAATTGTGCAAGTACCAACTGTTCCACTAGTGAATGAAAGATCTGCAACAGGGGCGATAAAAGCTGCATCACCATTAGTAGGAACTGCCCATACTACAACTGTAGCACTAGGAGAACCAGCAGATATAGCAATGGTATCGTCTTGGATTGCTAAAATATTAACATTATCATACCAATTAGCAGAATCTAAAACTTCAGTAATAGTAGCATAAACTCCAGCACTTGAACAACCTGCAACAGTAGAAGCTAAAGCCATACCTTTAATCGGAGTGCTAGAAACACCAGTGGTAGTTAAATTCAATGTAGCAGTACCATCCAATTGTAGCCTGGGAACTTCTACCAAAACTTTGCCTACAAGAGTAGAAGTACCAACATTACTAGGATCGCCAGAAAACATTTGTGCTTCTACTACTGTTCTAACAATAGCAGGAATAATATTAGCATTTACAGTTACTTGTCTAGCTGCTGAATCTGCTTTGTAATATCTAACACAAACAGTTCCACTAGATTGACCTACAAGTGTAAAGTCTTTAGTTGAAAAAGTAAATCTTTCAGTTGTTCCATCTGATAATTCTGCCCATCCATATATTGTGCCACTTGAAGTTGCAATAGGTGTACCTAATAAACTACCTGCACCTGCTGTTAATGTAACATTTTCTTCTTCCCAAACATTAGCACCAGTTACAATTGAAGAACCAATTGTTTTTGAAATCATTGAAAGATTGAATTGCGATTCTTCCTGTGTAAGCGAAAGTTGTCCAGTATGGTAATAGATCATTTGTAAAGAATTTCCAGGCCCAGCATTAACATTTTGCGAACCAGTTGATATTTCAATTGAACTATTTAATAATGTTTTACCAACCCATAAAAGATTGTCATTAGAATCATAGTTAAATGTACGACCCACACCAGCTAAAAATTTCTTGTTAATAGTCATATATATTTCCTCCTTATTATAATTATAATTTAAACTTTTGCACTTTCTATCTTTCCTTTAAATTCACTATAATCAACAACTACATCAGAATATTTACTATTAGATAATTCACTCATCCAATGATTAATTTCTTCTTTAAAAGTAACCATTCCTGAACATTCCGCTTGTTTATATATTTCATAATGTAATTTATAATCATATCTTTGAAGTATTTTTGAAAATTTTCTTATTGTTAAATTGTGAATCTTAGATTCATCAGTTTCATGCAAGGCAAGCATTACACATACAATTTGATCTTCTAAAGAAGCCATTTTCTTTTTATTTCTATTCATAAATTCTTGTGCTTCTTTTAAAGCTGCTTCAACCTTTGGATCTATATATGTATCATCGTAATCAGGAATATTTTGAAGTAATATTATATTTTTAATATTGTCAAAATCTTGTTTGTCTATTGTTATTTTTTTATTTTCACCTTCATATTGTAAATTGAAAATTAAATTTAATTTATTATTTTCATCTTTTATGTATTCAATTTGCTTATAGTCTATATTCAAACATAGTTTAAATATTTCAAGTAACATCATTAAATATACTTTTCCATTTTCATCTTTATCAAAAGTATAAAATAAGAAATCTAAATATGACATTTTTATAATATTTACGTCAGGTATTTTATTTTTATCAAAAGTTAAACAATTAACACTTATGAAAAAATTTAAATAATCTATAACTTTTACAGGATATATTAATAATTCTTTATATGGCACAGGTTTATCATAAGTAAAATATTCTTCTAATTCAGTTCTTTTAATCATTATTACTACACCGTCCTAGTAGATAAAAAGAAAGAATACCCTGAAAAATTATTATTATAAGAAATAATATTAATAGATGAATTTTGTGTTAAATATAGTAAACCAATACCACCACAATCAAATCCATTTAATGAATTTAAAATTTCTTGAACCATTACTAAATATCTAAATTTATTATCCTCTAAATCTACTAAAGTATTGTAAACAATAACCTCAAATCCTATATTTGCTCCAGTAATATAAATATTATTTGGTTTAAATCTAGGGATGAAGAAACGAAGTTCTGAACGAACACTATCTATAATACTATTATTAAAAGGATATTTATAAATTTTTTGTTGATTTAATGGATCATCACCTTTACCTACTAATTTAATTATTTCTTGTATTGGAACATCAGGCAAAGAAGGTGATAAAGCATCAGGTGTATCGTATGCAATACAACGCATTAGATTTTTGTTTTCTATTAATTTATTACCAATATTTGATAAGATCGTTCCTGCATTTGATAAATTTATAATGTTTGACATTATCACCATCTCACTTTAATTTTAATTAAAATAAATTTTTCAATTTAATACTTTTTTCAATAAACATTCCATTACTATTATCCGTTGCCTTTAAAATAATATAATATGTAGTTAAATTAGCAGTAATACTACATTGATCATTATCAATAATATTTAGTATATAAGCACTAGTAGGTGTAGAACCTGGAATCACACTAAATGTAAATTCTACACCTTCAACTAAAATTCCATTATTGTATTTTTTAGCAATATAAGTTTGTGAGTATCCTTTAATTATCTCAGAATTACCTTCAATAATATAAGTAAAGTTATCTTGTTGATCTAATACGATTTCAACATTAATACTATCACTAACTTCCTCATCACTTGCCATAAAAACTGTAATCACCACACTACCCAAACCAACCACACTCACAACTCCATATTCATCAATAGTAGCAATTTCCTCATCTGAACTACTATAAATTAAACTAGGAGAAGTAACAATCACACCATTATCAGTTAATTGAGAATTAATTATAAGTGATTGAGACTGTGCAATTTGTAGGTTATCATTATTAAGGATAGTAAGTACATATGTATGAGTTCCCTGTACAACTTCACTGTACTTCATTTTAAAAATTAATAATCCAGGATTACTTATATCATCAGCAACAGTTTTCACAGAATAATTATATAACCCTATTTTGTATCTATCATTAACATTAATTTGTTTAGTTAATAATGTGCTTGATACAGTTAAAAATAATTCATTATCAACGGTTTCTATGTATTGATTATCTTCAGTGTTAAGTGATAGTGATTTTGAAATAATACAAGGTATTTGATATGATGTGTTATTTTTGTATATGGTTAGGGTGTTGTTTGATTTACTAATTATCCCAACATCTGACACCTGAGAAGTAATATCTGTTTCAGTACATATCCAATTATCACTATCCCATACAACAATGTCTCCAACACTTATAGTCTCACCTGGATAGCATAATAATCTTTTTTTATTCGGATTTTTTATAATTGAACTTTCTTCAACAATACGAACATCTCTATCAACATTATTAATTTTAACTAAATTATAACTTGTAGAATTTTTAAATTCAGTTGATATTGTATTTTTCATATTGTTAACATATAAAGATTTCCTATCTGAACCTCGTCTTGCTTGATAATCTGTCCACCAAGTCAATAAATATCAACCTCCTATAAATTTCTAACAAGTTAAAATAGGGAGAAATAGTTACTCTCCCTATTTATATTAACAAAATGTTAAAAATTTTTTTCTCGTAAACCAATAAATCTAAAAGCAGTAGGATTGGCAGCAGTTTTGTAATATAATTTATGAACATATACTGGGAAGTTTTCTAAACTTTCACCTGATTTAAGAGTAATTGTATTACCATCTGCTACGGCATTATCAATATTAAAAGTAATATCACCTGCACCATCATTTTTCAAAAGTTTAATTTCATAACAATCAACTACAGTATTTAGTTCTGCAACACCAGCATTAGCAGAAAGAGTTACATATCCAGTTATATTTGCCATAATCAAATTCCTCCTTAAATTTTATTTTATTATTGTTTCATAAGATTAAATATTATCAATATCAATATCAATAAACAGAACCCTTTGTAATTCTTCTCCAGTTGTCATCAGATATTGTATTTACTGCATTTAAATAGTATAAATATGTAGCATCATAATGAACAATCTGGCCAATTACAGTACCAATCGTTCCGTCAATCCCTCCACTTAATAAAACTGCACCTCCTGCAAATGCTCCATTAGCCATTGTTTCACCAATAAGTATATCATTCCCAGCATCACCCTTTGTATCAGCAGTTAATACAACTGTATCTCCTACACCATCTACTCCACCAACACCTTGAGTATCACTTGTAGTAATAGCTAAAGCTAAAGCTGTCACTGCATCTGCTTGAACACAATCTACTCCTGGAGTAGTTGTACCAAGTGTGACCGCATCAAAAATATTAGATCCTGCTGTAAATGTTTCAGTTGTCGCAATTAAATCACCTGCGACACCACCAATTAATGCTGTTAATACACAATTATTGACAGCAAAAGCGGCGGCAGTTACAAAGGTACTAGCAGTATTTACACTATCAGTACCATTAATGGCAGCAACAATTGCAGTTTTTGCAGTAGCTAAATCAGTACCAACAGACACCTCACCATCTGCATTAGCTGTCCCAACTGGAACAAAAGTATATACTTTAGTACCAATTGTCATTGTATTGCCAGCAGTAGGCTGGGTGTCAATGGTTAATGTTCCCTGTGATTTTGTTGAAACTGCTTCAATATCTACAGCTATAGTACCTGTGGATAATGATTGGGCAGCATCAGCACAAAATTCATAAATATCATCACCAATCGTTACTGTTTCACCATCAATTACAACACCAGATATTGTTAATGTTTTAGTAGCTGCAACCGCATTTACAGGTGTGGCTTGAGTTGGAATTATTAAACTAGATGTTTTATTAATATCTGCTCCACCTGCAGTTATGGCTACTCCATTAAATTTAGGTGCAGTAATATCAAGTGTATTAATTTTATTATTTGCATCTGTTATAACTGCTTTCCCAGCAATAACTGTTCCAGGAGTAACATCTATTAAAGAATTTTCGGATGGGCTTTTAAATATAAATTCGTTCATCATTTGCCTCCTTTTTATTTATTTCAATAAAATTTTAATTCACTAACCACCTGATTTATAAAAATTAGTATATAAATAACCATCATATAAATAGTCATTAACTTTTAATTTTAATTCTTTATCATAAATTAATTTCAATTTACTCATAGTGCCTAATAAATCAGCAGGACTAAAAGTTTTAAAATCTTTATCTGTCAATCTTAATTTTAATAATTCACCATTATTTATTTTTTCATCTAACCAAACTTTTCTCATATAATCAGCTAAAATCCATTGTTCCTCTTCGGTTAAATCATTAGTAAAAACTTCAGTAGTATCATCTCTAACTAAAGATTGTTTACATTTTTTAAATAAAGATACTGCTTTAGAAAGAGTTAATTTATTTTCTGTTAACATTTGTTCTTCATTTAAAGAAGTTAAATCAAAATCATCAATTTCGTGCATAAATTTTTGAAAAATTAAATCGTAAGAAGTACCCATGTAATCAACTCTTTATATTTATTTTTTAATTTTTTCTTGATTTTCTTTATTAGCTTTTTCATCCTCTTTCATAAGAGAAATTTTAACTTTTGTCTCATCCTCAATAGTATCAATTACAGATCCTTTTAAATTGTTATAATCAACAATTGCTAATTCAGCTAATAATTCTTTATTACCATCTGGAAGTTTTGAAATTTCTTCTTTCAATTCTTCTGCTTCTAAACTTGCTAACATGCGTTTTAATTCAGAATGTAATTTTATATCCTCATGTTTAAGATTTATAATCCCTAATGCATCAAATACTTTTTTATCAGGAACATAAATATCTCCTGTTTGAATTAAATCACTAGTATATGCCATATTTTCTAACTCTACATATGGCAATGAAGCGGGAGCAGCAATTTTCATTAAATTAATAGGTCTGCCATTTAATTGAATCCAATGAATTCTAGAGTTGGAATTATTGATAATTCTAACTTTAGTATCTGGATCAATTGTATTAAACTCGTTTGATTGATTTTTAGATTGAATTGTTTTTGCCATAAAAATAAATCATCCTTTTTATATTTAAATTTTATTATTACTTAGTTTATGAAGCGTATTTCCATATAAAACCTTTGTGAGATTTATATGTACCTTCACAACATCCAAGAAGATAAGTTGTTCTGATTTCAGAATCAATTTTTATATCTTTGTATGTGTCCCATGTTTTAATTAATTGACCATCTAAAGTAAATTGATTAATTTTCTTACCAATTCTAGGTATGAATTTGTTTACATCAAAATCTTTTTGTTCATACTCAGATTTAAAAAACCATAAATAATTATGTGCATAATTATTATTATGAAGACATGCTCTAGAAATATTAGTTTGAGATAAATTTAATACTTTGGAAACATAAACAGCACTTTCCCATTCTTTAATATATCTACCATCAATTGTGCATTGAATTATAGGTTTGCTTTGAGATAAACTTATATTTCTTTTACCTTCATCAGTACGTTTGATACCCTTCATTGAATTACTCATTTTTATTTTAGTTTTTTCTGAATGATGACAACCTAATTTGCTTTCAGCAATAGGACATATATTATAAGCAATTTCCTTATTAGTAGCATCTAATGTATTTATCCAATATTGTTCTCTTGTGGTTAAATTATTTTCAAATTCTACTTTTTCTAATAAAACAATTATAAAGTATTGTGAACCATATTTATTATAAGAATTTTGCAAATAACTATTTTTATGTTTATTATTTTTTAAATCTCTAAGATGCCCTAATTTACGTGACCATATATTTTTAGCACTACCTACATAAAATTTATTATTTGCTAAATTTATAATTAAATAAATACCTGGATATTTCATATCTTTTGTGATAATATGTGAATTAATTGTTTCTAATATAATCATCTCAATTCTATTTATATTTTTAAATAAAATAGAGGAGTGTAAAAATCACTCCTCTATATAGAATTATTAAATTGTAATGATTACAAACTGGTGTTCCTATACATGCAATACCAATTTGAGTAAACAATAGTGACCCCAAATTTTTTATAACTTTTGAACTCTATACTGTCATCGGAATTTTCTGTTTCTTTTACAATAGTATCACCTTCAAATGCAACTTTAACAATTTTACTTTCATTAGTTGCAATAATAATAGCATATTGATCACTTAACACTTTACTTGTATTACCATCATCAGCAAAAGCATTGGGTAATACAATTACACTAGCACCTCTAAATTTACCAATTCTACCAAATTCTCTACGTTCAGTTCTGTCCATATCACTTACAAATCCAGGGGTTTCTTCGATAGTACCTGCAAAAGTAGGAGTACAGAAAATAACTACGTTATCACCATATGATTGAACATTAGTAATCAATTGACCCATTTGACTAGGAACAAAAGCATTAGCTTGTACTTTCATATTAGCAGACAAACCAGTGAATGAAGCAATTAAAGTAGTTTGGATTTGAAGATTGATTTTTTCCATAATACCATCTACGATAGCATTAATTAAATCAGTCCAATCCACCACACCGTCGAGGAATCTCTCGAATTCCACGAACACAGCTCCTCCAAATGCTTCCATAGTCATATTAATGTAATCAACATCTAATCTTGTTCTTTCAATTACACCACCTAAACCAACTTTGGTAATAAAGTTAAGTAAACCTCTCTTACCTTTCTTAGTTTTAAATTTAGGCTTTTGTCCTTGATCTAACATTTGATATTCAACAAAACCACCGTAAGCATCGTCAACTCTCTTAGGTAGAATCTCGTCTACATTCTCTTCAACTAATTCAAAAATTTCATTCTTGTTTTTACGGAAACTCTTGTATCTATTTTTACCATCTGGTACTAATTCCTTAAAAGCATTTCTTAATGCTTCATTTTTTTCAGCAGAAGTATATACAATATCATCTACAATTGAATCATTTCTATTATATGTAGCTTTGGCTAATTCAAAATATTTTCTTTCCATATTAAATTAATTCCTCCTTTAATTATTATATTTATATTTTATTACTACTTAGGATTTAGTACAAACAAACATCAAGGCTGCCTCACCAGCAGGTAAAGTTACAACTCTAGTTGCCTGTAATTCAATAGCAGCACCAGCATTTTGAACTTTTTCTAATTCAATTTGTCCGTTAGTGGAAGGATATGCATATACAGCAGTACCAGCAGTAATATCAGCAACAATAGCAGCATAGTTAGCATAATCTCCATCATCATACTTGAAGTTATTAGTGTCAAACATATCACCAATTTGCAAACGATAAATTCTAGGCAAATATTCATTAAGATTTAATCTAAAATTACCTAAAGACATATCACTTTCATCATACATTTTTTCTACACATGCTACTAAACCAACTCTGTCAGTTGCAGCAGAAGGGAGTCCAAGAGTTTTTGTGTAATGTTCTTCCACTAAAAGAAATCCATTCTGACATGCAGTAGCAGCAAAATCAGTTGCATTTAAAGCATATTGAATGTTATGCTCACCTGTTTTAACACCTGCTACTTTACGAAGATTTACAATACCATATCTACCAGTTGCTACATTGTTTACATTAGCCATGAGTTAATTCCTCCTTAAATTTAATTTATTATTTTATTATTTCTTAGGTATTAATGAAGTCCAATCTTCTTTTTTCTTAATTGAAAAATTAAAAATTGGAATCTCTGTTTCAGTTTTCTTAGTTTTCTTTGCAAATTTTGCAGATAATTCTTTTGATGCATACATAAGTTTAAATTCTTTATCCATATCTTCAAGAGATAAATTTTTGTCATTTATTGATTTAATATCTTCGGCAGATAATACTTTTGAGAAGTTTTCAATTAATTCTGTTTTAAGTTGTAATTGTTGTGCTTCAAATACTTCTTGTTGCTGTTGTTCTATGTTGGATCTAAATTCTTGAAGAGTGGAGTTAATTTGAGTAAGCGTTTCATTTGAATTAACAAGTGTTTCATTTTCTGTTTTTAGAGAGTTAAATTGTTCAGTTAAAGTTGAAATATTATTTTCATATTCTGTTACTTTAGATTTAATATTTTCAAATTCAGGATTTGCTTTTTCATATTCTACAGTAATTGTATCTAATTTAGTTTGGATTTCATTTTTCTCAGTTTCTAAAATAGTAAATTTCTCATTAACTTCAGCAATTTTAGATTCAGTATCTTGTTTAATTTGTTCAAATTCAGAAGTTATAACTTCGTCAATATTAGTGAATGTAGCATTATCACCTGCTTGTTTTGGTCTCCAATCAGGAATAAATTCTACTTTTGCTTCAAAATCTAAAGTTACAATATCCCCATTTAAACTATAAGGAACACCATAATATGTATCCCAACTATTAGTAACTATAACAGCATTTTCATCTTTTAAATCCATTAAATAAAAACTACGTCTTTCAACTAATTCTCCCCAATAATTCTTCTTCATTTCAGTCATGGTTTGAAGAATTTTATCAATTTCTGTCATTAACTGACTATTGCTTAGAGAAAATTGTTCTTTAATCTTACTTTTAATTTCTTCTAAAGATAAATCATCAATATTAAATGAAATTGTTTCAATAGTAAGATTATATTTTTTCAATAATTCTAATTTTTCATCCACTAAATTATTTACCTCCTTCTTAATATTATCAACTTCTAATGAAGAAGATTGATTTTTTGAAAAAATTTGAGAGATCTCTTTCAATTCTTTCATCATTTGAGTAAATTGCTCATTGCAGTTTTGTTTATTAAATAATTGTATACTACTTGATTCAAAACATGGATCTATTGAATTAGATAATATACAAAACGCTGTAAATTGAAAATCTATAATTTCATAATAACCTTTATCTGAAAAACTACCTTTAGAAACCTCAATTTCCATACTATGATTAAAAACTTTATCTTCTTTTAATTTATTATATACATCTTGTCTCTTCCATAAAATTACATTAGTACATAGATACTCATGCATTCCAGATTCGTCTTCAATTTCTTCCCACCAATAATCTGCACTTTCATAAACTACACCAATTGGATATGTATCATTTATAATCTCAACAGATTGAATATTGCCATTTTCATCTGTATCTACTTCTAAATGTGCATCATGTGAACCAAAATCACCTTTATTACCATTTTCATCAGTTATATTCCTATTATAATTAGTTACAATAGGACAATTGTACATACTTTTAATATTTCTTTCAAAACTTTCCTTTGAAATAAAACTATTATTTCTGTTAAGTCCATGATATGCAATTTTAAGTATACCTGTATCAAAAGAAGAATTTATTTCAGTTATTTTATCAAATGATGAAGAATAATTAAGATACATTATTTTAGCAATAATTTTCACCTCCTTTAAAAAGTCATTTTATTACTAAAAACAAATTGTTTTTTATCTATTTGTTTAAAGTTAAATGTTGTAATAGTGGAGTTTTCAAAAATAAAAAAACTATTATTTTTAGATAATAGCTTAAATCCTTCTTGGAGCAATTTATTTTTTAGTTCTTCTGAAAAACAGTGAATGAAATTTATAATAATCACCTTCTTTATGATACTTAAAAAATTACCTATTATTATTTTCTTTGTCCTGAGAAATAATTGTATTATCTGCTGGGTCATCTGTTTCTGGTGCTCCACCTTTATCATCTGAATTTCCAGATTGATTCATGTTAGTAGGAGGTATCCAATTTGATTTAGATTTAACAAGATTTTCATATTCCAATGAGGCGTTGTAACAATCACTATCATTACCAATTTTTGACGTAATAATATTAAGAGACCCTCCAATTGTAGTTAACTTATACTCATTTTCAATCTGCTCTTTTTGATTAAACCAAGTAATTTTCCATATATTTAATTTAAACGTATATTTTTTACGTAAATTTACATTAGAAATACGATAATTAAACCAACTTTGAATCTTATCAAGCATTGAAAAAACAATAGATTGTATATATACTAAATTTTGTGTTATACCTACTGAACTGTTTGTGCTTGAACCTCCTAATAATAATGGATTTGCTCCTGCTTGCATATATGCCATTGACTTAGAAAATTCAGCTAAATTTGTTTTTTCATTTTGAATACTTCTAAATGGTATCTCTTTCAGAGGATAAGGCGAACCCGTTATAGTAACTTTATCTGAAACACCTGAAGCTACCACATTTACCCACTGTGATACAACATCTGGTTCTACAAGGGGGATGCCAGTTTCCTTGTCGTGCGGAAATTCAATATTGATGAGTTTGATCGAATCATCCCTAGAACTCTCAATCTCTTCATCAACTAAATCATTTAATAAAAATAACTCAGTAAACAATTGACTATATAAAGGCAAAAAGAAAGTATCATTATCTCCACCTAATTTAATGCAACAAACCTTATCACTAGGTAAAGGTTGCCATTCTGGATATCTTAATCTATCAGAATTAGTTTTATATTTATCATATAATATTTTAAATTCATCAGGATAAATACTCCAAGCAAATTCAGATAATTCATTATCTCTATTTAAATCTTCAAAATATTTAAAATTGAATTCTACTGCGTATTGTCCATTTTTTATAGAATATAATCTAACATATTTTATAGGCAAGTCCCATAGATAAGGGAAATTACCATCATTTTTTTCAAATCCACAATAAGCACCATATCTAACTAAACTTTCTATAATTCTACGTCCTGTTTTTTTTATATCTATATTATCAATATATTTTCTAACAGTATTAAATTCATTATTAAAGTTTTTTAAAAGTTTATTTATTACTTCTTGAGATTCTTCTTCAGACATTTCTTTTGAAGTTTGATTAGTAATTTCTTCTTTTAATTTTTGCATTGTATAAAAATCAGGTTGAAGATAATTATCTAATGTTGCCATATTTGTAGTTAGATTTACTAAAACTTTATAAATACCTTCAGGTGCATATAAATTATCGGATAAATCAAGTATTTCTTTTTGATATTTTTGTGGATTACCTAACCATAATTTTATTTTATCAATTGTTATATTTTTTAAATTTCTTCTTTTATTTGTAAAGAAACCACCTATTCTTGATAGGGAGAAGTTTTTAGCTGAATCCCATGATTTCTTTAATGAGAATAGGGCAGGGGAGAGGTTTTGATCTGACATTTAAAACCTCCTTTCTGTTTATATTATTATTTTATCGTCTTGCTCTGGATGATTTATTTGCTATTGCGAAATATGATGATGGGGAGATGTTAATTACTGCTTTTTTAACTTTATCTTCAAAATTTTTGATATACCATAAACCATATGCGACAGCGAAAAATCTATCTCTATCAACTGATCTAGTAACTTGTTCGACAGATAATTTACCACCTTGTAAATGTTTAATTTTTAAATTTGCAACTTCTTCTACAAATAAATCAGTTTGAACTTTTGGTAAAACTACATTATTTATATAATCTTCATTACTTAATGAATAATTATTATTTTGATGTTTATCTAATATTTGAAGTTTTTTACCTTCGACAACATCAATAAAATTCACAATTATATCAGAGTTAATACCTTGTGAGTGAAGAGCATATAAACATTTTTCTGAACCCTGAACATCTGGTTCATTATCAGTATTAATAGTATCCCAACATTTTAATACTTCTTTAGTAATTGGGTCAATTTGTTCTTTTAATAATTCATCAATAATTCCTTTTCCTAGACCATTTTCGTCACAAACTGCTTTCTTTGCATTATATAAATTTCTTATTCTTTTAAATTCAATTGCTTGGGCAGTAAAATTTAATCCTTGTTTTAGATTAATTAAATTTACTAATTGCATATTTATAATTCTATCTTCTTTATTCCTTTTAACCTTAATTACAGCAATGGAAGATTGATTATTACTTGATTTTTGAGAACGTGCAACATCCATACTAACATAATAATCTGATTTTCCGTCATACATTAATTCTGGTGAAGTTAGTGTTCTTAATTTTAAAAGTTTACTAATATCAACTAATGCACCATCTGAGCTTCCACACCATTTCGATTCATAATTCTGAGCAAATGCAATAGGAGACATGTTTTTCTTTTTATCTAAAATTTGTTGTTTAGTTGATCCTCTACCGTACCAACATCCTAAATGCCAATCTGAGCCTATAACTATTTTCCCTTCTAAATTTATCATATCTTCTTTCATGCGAATACTTCTAGTAAACTCATCACTACCTCTAAATCCAGCAGTTGTATAAAAATTTACTTTTTGACTTAATTCTTCAGGATTTAATATCCCTAAATCACCAACAGTTAATCTACCATGTTCAACAATTGGGAATAATGAATCTTGAAATGTAAAATCATCTATTAAAGCTGATTCTTCAATCATAATTACGTGTCTTCTCTGACCTTTTGAAGTGGAAGAATTTGCCAATACATCCACTCTAGAATTATTAACAAATTTAATTTCTGCATCACTTTTAGAAAAACGTGCATCATAAATCTCATTTTTAAACCAAGGATATTTTTTTAATATATCATTATATTTGTCTTTTAATAATTCTGCTGCATTTTCCTTTGTTTGAGCAGTAAGTGCAAATTCTATTCCTGGAAAAAATACACAAGCTATAAACATAACAATTTCTTCATTAAATGTATTATGACTTACAAATCCATTAGATATAAATGAATGAGTATCTAATAATGATAAATCATATACATATTCCATATTATTATCAATTGATTTTACTTTCGAGTAAAAATAATTTTTATCATATAAGTATTTCATTTCTTCATATTTTTCACATTCATTTGCATTATTTAATTCTAATAAAAATTCTAATTTTTCATAGGTTAATTCATTATTGCCTTTTAAAATATGATAAAGTTTATCATATAGATAAGTATTATATTTTTTAGCATCATTAAAATATGTATTTACAATTAATTTTTGATTTGGTAATATATCTTTATTTGGATTTCTTTTTACATTACATATTTTAATTAATAAATCCTGTTTTCTCTGACAAGAAAAACCTATTTCTTTTAAGAATATATCTATATTTTTACCATAAATTTTTATAACGAATGAATTTGTTTTGTATTTTTTACTAAACTTTAAACTTCTGGTTGATACTATGCCAAAATTTAACAAAACTGTTTGAACCTGTTTAGACATTTTTTCAGATGCAGTACAAAATTCTAAATATGATTCTGATATTCCTCCATCTGTATCAAATAATCCTTTAATAAAAGATGAAACTATATTTTTAGGTGCTTCTAATATACATTTAGGTATTTCTTTATTAAAAGCATTAACTTTATGTAATCCTATTTGATTTAAATATTCTCTAAAATACTGACCGTTTACAGTATAGTCTATATCATTTTTTTTTCTAACTTTTAATCCTATATTATTTTCAATAAAAGATTTATATTTTTCTAAAATATCATCATCTTTCGTTGAAAAAACAATAAAATTATTTTGAGTCATTGTTCCATCACCAACTAAATATCCTAATATTAAAGATAAATCTTCTGTTAATATTTCTGGAACATTACATTTAATTATTTTAGATTTAGACTGAGATTTTAATTTACCTAAAAAATCATCCATATTAAAATTTAAATTTATATTATTGCCCCATATATTATTATTTCTATTAATTAATAAATAATCTCCCACTTGTATATCTTCTGAATTTTTCCATACAATCACACCATTATTATCCATTATTAATAGAGGATGTTTTAGAGAAGATTGTATTTCATATCCCTCTTGAGTTTTTATTATTTTGGTATCTCTAAGACCACTAGAAACACCAGCTATAGTTGATTCTAATTCTCCATTTCTATTTAATAATTTTACATCTGAAGTGAAATACATATCTCCATCAGATTTTATGTAATTAAAATATTCACCTATTTCTTTCATCCCATCTTCAGTAAATAAAATAGAATCACCAGAAATACATTTCCCCCAACCTCTAGGGTATACACCATACATACTTAAAAATCTCATTGCTATCCTCATAAAAGTGCGTTGGTCAGAATGTAATTTTATCCCACCCTTTTGTGGTTTAATTAAATCTAACCATAAATCAGGGTAAAATCTTGCCCAAGAAATAAAATCTACATATTTATCTAAATTACTTCTAAATTGATTATTTTCTTCTTCACCTTTTGGATTTACTGTACTATTAAATTCAGGATTATAATTATTTCTACTTTCTTTTGTTGTATGTTTTGCATTTTGACTTTGAAAGTTACCATAAGATGACATTTAAACACCATCTTCTTTAATAAAAATTTTTATTTTATCTCTATTTTTTTCTGTTGGATCGTCAGCAAATATTCCATAAGGGTCTCCATATTGTTTAATATAATCTTCTTTTCTCCTATCATAAAAAGCATAAACATCCTCATAATTACATGGAGGTAAACCACCTAAATCTCTAATATAATTTACATAGCACCAAATATTAAAATCTAAAGCATCATTTGGTCTATATTTAAATCTTGGTAGTATAGGTATAATATCTACTTCTTTTTCAACTGCTTGAGATAATTCTGAAAAAGTAGAAAGTCCATCTGATAAATCTGCTTTACTTAATTGACTAGGATTAATTTTTGCAGATGTTGCTGCTTTATTTGCAAGTTCTCCCCATTCTTTTGCTTCTTTAACATCACCTTTCGCAGTTGCAATTTCTTCTTTTACTCTATATCTTATATAATTTAATAATGCTTCTGTATGTAAATTTGTTTTTTCTTTATAATTATTTTTTAATAAAATATATTTTTTTTCAAATGCTTCATATTCTTCTAATTTATAACCATTTCCCCATTTATCTTTAATTTCATCTGTCAATATAAAATTAGATTTTACTTGTGGTTGAGATATAAACATATTATCATAATTTAATTCATTTTCTACTTCTGGTAGAAATTTAGAATCCTCCCACCCTAATTTACGATATTGTGACATTGCAATATTTTTCATATATGTGCCAAAAGTATCCATACTATCTTTTAAGGATGATTTCCAAATATTATATAAAAATGGACGATCAATAATTCTTAAAGTTTCTTTAACTTTATCTAAAGTAACATTACCATTTTCATCTGCAATCATTTTTTTTAAGCAATATTTACAATAAGGTATACGTCCTGTTTGATGTATCGGATTATAACTGATATAATAATCTAAAACTTTTTTTGGTTCACCACACGCAGCACAAGTTATTTCAGTAACTTTTTTTTGTGGCTTTGTAGATGTATTATTATTTTTTTTAGTTCTTGGCATAAAGCCACTCCTTTTTATTATTTTAACTAACTACTTTTAAATTTTTTTCTGTTATTCTTCTTAATTTCCCAAATGTATCATCATCAATAAATCCACCAATATTTATATTATAATGAGAATGATATTTTTCATCAGATTTAAACCATTCTAACGCTTTATTATATTGTTCTAATAAAACTTCATCAGAAGGTAAATAATCTCTAATTGTATTAATAAATATACCTTTCCAACCTCGTCTTTTTAAATATTGATATCTTCTTATTTCTTTATTTTTAAATTCCTCTTCTGTCATATTACCCATTTTCACACATAAATCATGACCTGATCCATTTACTTCTATGTAAATTTTATCTTCAGGAAAACCAATATCTAAACTTGGTGTGTCATTAGAATAATTTAATTTACCACCAAATAATTGATGAATATATCTTTGTTGTCTTGAAGTTCTAACAGTGCTGTTTTTATAAAATGTTTCTGCCTTTTTAATTTTAACATCTTCAATTTGAGAAATATTTTCTACTCCATACTTTTCTTTTACAACTTCTTTTGTCTTTTCAATAAAATATTCTGAACCAAAAATACTCTCAGAATTATATTTCTCTAAATTAGTTTGTTTCTGTTTTTTAATAAATTCAGGTTGATTAATATGATATTCAAAACCATAATTAACTAAATTGCATTCTGCTGTTTTCTTTGTTTGACATTTTCTATTGGAGCAACAATCTTTATGTACTACAGAATTTAAATTATTTTTAATATAATCCCCTGCATTTTTCGGATAAGTACCTTTACATCCTTCTTCATTATAATCACATTTTACTAATACCTTAACTTCACTATAAGGAGGTAAATCTTCAACTTTAACTATTAAATTTTTACTATAATCAATAACTTTTCTACCATACTTATCTGTTTTGTATGGTATTTCATAACCTTTTTCTTCATAATGAGATAATTTTTTAGAACCCTTTAATTTAACTTCGACCTCTTTTGTAATTAACATTTTATCATCCTCCTGTATATTTTGTTTTCTCCTGTGTTTCTTTATATAAAAAATAAAAAGAGAATACGCACAGGAGAATAGGGAGCTACCCTAAAATCGTATTCTCTAAAATAAACATATTTAATATTATTATATTTATAATCTAATACCAATCCAACACTACCTAAAATATCACAACCAAATCTCACATTTATACTAAATAAAACACAAGAAAACCTACTAAAAATTTAGTAGGTTTAATCTATTTTATTTATCTAATTTATCTTTGTTGTAAGAAGTATTACCTATTATTTTCCATTTATTATGATTTCTTATATTGCCTTCATGATTTTGTTCCCATACTGCAATTTCTCTACTTATTTTATCTTTACCATCAAGACAACTTTTATATTCTATATCATACTCAGAATACATTAATTGCCAATCATACTTTTTAATTAAATCTAATGTTTCTCTTAATGATTTCAATGTTGCAATATATCCATTCATTTCATTATTATTTCTAAATCTCGTAAGTCTATCATTCAAATATTTTGCTTCTTGTTTAAGATTATTAACAATCCCATCATAGAAATTTATTTCTTCTTTTGATTCTTTATTTTCTTCTAAAATACTATCTTTCCAAGTTAAATTTTTATATTGTGGTAAATTTATTCTATTCATATATTCATATATTTGTGTATCACCATTTAACTTAATAATATCCCATAAATTATAAATAAACGGAATATTATATTTCTTAAATACATCAAACAAATCATTACATTTATAAATTTCTTCTAAAAAACATGATTTACAAACAGGTATATATTTTTCAATACATCCTCTAGATAAAAAATACTTACTTTCTTCTTTCTCAATTTCACAATTTTTACATATAATCTTATTTACCATATTTATACCTCCACAGTGGTAAGTCACTACCTATATTTTTATGCATTTTTTAATGCACAATAAAATTCGCTAATAATTAAACTAGCGAACTTAATCTACATTAAATATTATTATTAAATATACACTAAAATTATTATATTATTCTACTAATACTTCATCCATTAGTTCTCTCATAAAGCAACAATGGTCATTCCATCCAATACTTTTCCCCATAGAATATAACCTATATAATGCATTTCTTAATTCTGCACCACATTTAATATTCATAATATTATCCGTAAATTCTTCAATTAGATCAATTTCTGTTAATTGTTCATCACTAAATTCTCCATTCTCACATTCACATGTGCATTCACAACATACATCACAATCTTCACCATCATTCTCAAATTCATCTTCATCATAATCTGGAATGAAAATATCAGCAAACTCATCTAAAATGTCCCTGATACATTCAGGACATCCTCCAGTATCTTGAATTCTTTTTGTAAACATTTCTAATAATTCACCGTAATTAAATTCTTCTACTTTACATCCTTCACAATCTTCACAAAAATCATTCTCACAATCACAAAAATCATTACAACATTCATCACAATTCATATATTTACAATCATCATTACAACTTTCATATTTCTTTTTATCTTTGTATTTACATTCATCACATTCACAAACTTCATCGTCGTTATATTCATAAGGATTTTCTTTTACTGTTTCTTTTACTAATTCTTTATATTCTAATTTTTTATCCTCAACATCCTTTTCTCTTTCTAAATAAAAATAATATTCATCACAATCTACTGAATTGCCATTGATATAAAATTCTTCTAAAAACCTACCAGTCTTAGAATCATAGATACTTTTTGCTTCAAATAAATTCATGTAAGTATATTCTCCTTTAAATATATATTATTTATATTATATTAATAAATTACTTTCAATTTAAATAATCTCATCTAAATCCACATCTTCACCAATAATAAAATCTACAAATCCTTTATCTTTGGCCTCAGAAGAATACATATACCATTCTACACGATATTTTTTATCATATTCCTGTGACGTTAATTTACTTCTTGATAATATATATTCTTTTATTTTCTTTTCTTGTTGCTCTTGAAATTTTGCTGCATCTCTAATTTTTGCCATAGAATTATACATAAAATTAGAACCATCATGCATTAAATATGTAGAATGTTTTAAAGCATATCTTTTACATCCAGCAAGACCAATGAGAAAACCCATTGAATATTCGTAGGCAAGATTAACTGTATAAACAGGAGTTTTACTATTTAATATTACATCAATCAATCCAAAACCATCTACTAAACTACCACCATTGCTTACACAATAGAGAAGTATAGGTTTACGCTCTGAAATTTCTTTACCTTTATCTTCAGCATTAAATCTAAGTATGTGATAAGTAATCTCAGTTAATATTGTTTCATCAATATCAAAATCAATATATAGTTTTCTCTGTTTTAAATCTTCAATTTGAAATTTATCACCCAAATCATAATTTATAACCTGTTTAATTTGTTCAGTCATGGCAATCACACCATTTTAACCTTTCGTTTATAAAATTAAATTTTTAATTCAAACTAATATTATATTCAATCGTTTTACCAACACATTCTTCAAAAACAACAAATGTAGAACTTGCTTCAGAAATCTTTTTAATTTTTAAACTAAAATCATCTAATCCACAGATCGAACCAACACCAATAGTACCTTTAGAAAAACCTAAATTTATACTATTTGCATGATGTTTATGACCAGTTACTAAATAAGAAATATCTTCATTATACATATATGAATAATCTCTAATTGATTGTTGAACATCTTTTTCTTCACCATGAGTACCTAAAACATTAAACCCTGAAATTTGCGTATAAATCATTTCCGTTTCATTTTCTATACATTCAATATTGGGATTATCTTTTAATATTTCTTTTGTTAAAACAAAAATTACTTTACTAATATTTTCATGAGGTAATTCTCCTTTTTTAGTCCCTAATAAACGTAAATCTGTATGATTTCCGCATGTAGAATAAAATTTTATTTTAACATTATTACTTAATAAACTTAACCATGTTGCTATAAAATAAGCATATTTAATTGCTGATTCAACAACACCATATTTTAAATTTACCAATTGTCCCAGGTGAATTAATCCATCCAATTCATCACCAAGATTCATTATATGTATTTCTATTAAATTTTCTTTTTTACAAATTTCTATGGTTTTATCAAGTAGTTTATACATTCTTTGTTTAAATATATCTTCATTATATTCATTAATAATCTCACCTTTAAGTCCCTTAATTAAAATTTCTTTTCCAAAGTGTGCATCAGAAATACACAATAATCCTTCTATTTTATTTTTATTGTTAATAATTTTAATAGGAGAGGGAAGAGGTTGAATTTCTTTTATTGCTTGAATTGCTCTTTCAGTAAACAATTCAAATCTAGCACTTTCTCTTAATAATTGTGATAATACTGCTTTTTCAGTTTGGACTTTTATCTTTTCTTTTTGTAACTCACGTTTCTTTGTTTCTAATTCTTGAAGAATGTTATCATCACTAATATTAATTACTTTTTCTTTATCAATTATTTCAATAATATGCTTAATTCCATACATTCTTTTACGAACTTCTGAAGAATTATAACAATTTCCTTCACCAAATATTTTCTCACTTAATTCTTCGTAATCTGCGTTTATTGTTCTATCAATTAATTTGCCACATACTAATCTTTTTATATATTCATATTTAGTTTCATTATTTATTCTATCTAATAAATTATACATTTATTATTTTATTCTCCTTTGAATTTAATTTTATAGACAATATATTATCTATATTTTTAAACTCCCAAAAAGGAATACGTAACAATATTATATTATTCTTATTGCAATATATGTTTTTAATATTATCATTTATTTTAGTTTTAATAAATCCTTCTTCTCCACCATATATTTCAACTGGTTCAAAATGCTGTCTACCGTCAAATTCTATCAGAAATATTAATTTAGTTTTATTATTATTTTGAAAAATAGCAAAATCAAATGGTAATGGATTTGTATTTCTACAATCATTAAACCAATATTGAGGTTCGTAATATATATTATTGTTATTTAAAAATATTTGTATTTTCATTTCTCCAATGCTTTTTTCAGTAGAGCAATAAGGACAAGCAGTTTTACCATTTAATAAATTATATAAACTTGCTGGAAATGTATTTTTACATTTGTTATGTATATAAATACTTTGTTCTCTACTACCATTATATTCTCCGTATAATTCATATTCATTTCCATAAACATCTGTTAATTCTTGTTTAACTCTACTTAATGATTTTTTAATATTGTTGCTACAATTACCACATTTTCTCTCAGAAAATAAATTAGTAATATTACATTTTAAAATATGACCACAAATTAAACATTCTAAAATAAATACATTATTATGTTCTTTTTTTGTTTTAGTTATTATATCATTTTTATTAACCCATTTTAAATTTTTAATTTTACACTGGGTTTCTATTTCTTCAATGGTATATTTCTTATTTAATTCAGACATATATAAATTCCTACATTCAGGACAACCAGCTTTTTTAAAATTATCATATAATACATCATATATATGATTATTATTGCATTTTACTTTAAGCCATAATCTGTTTTTATTATTTTCATTAACTCTCCATATTTTTATAATTTCATATTCAGGTTTTATTTCTTTACACTTTTTTATAATTTCTTCTGTATTTAATTTTCTTGACATTATTATTTAATCATCTCCTTTATTTAACAAATAAAAAAGATGATAGAAATACAGTCTATCATCAACTCCACACAGAGAAACGGTCTGAAGGAGTAAAATTATATTATAAATCTAATAAACTTGCTAATTGTGCAGTTTTACTTCTTTCCGTAATATTCAATTCAACACATCCAAATAATTCATTACCTTTTAAACAATTTATAATTTGTTTCAATCCTGAATTTCTTTCAAAAATAATATCGTCAACTTGTTTAAAATCACCATTTATCCATAGTGTACTTCCTTCTGCTAAACGTCCAATAAGTAATTGAATATGTTCTTTAGTCATATTTTCTGCTTCGGAAACATAGATGATAGAGTTTTTAATATCTCTACCTCTAATAAATCCAAAATGTTGTAATTCAATTTTTCTTTGTTCTATCAACATTTTTAAACCATCTACACCACCGACATGATCCGCAAGGGGCATAGCGAATGGCAAAAGTTTCTCATTTAAATCGCCCTTGAGGAAACCAACTTCTTTGGAATTTTTTACACCATAATTATTTCTAATAAAAATTATTTTATCATATATACCACGTTGAATTAAATTTAGAGCATGTGCAGACATAATTATGTCTTTACCTGATCCATACTTACCATATATACATTTCACAGTTATATTTTTATTTTGAAATAAATCAAATGCTAATTCTTGTTGTGTATTTCTAGGTTTTATTTTTCCTGTATACATATTATCAATTTGCTTATAAGAGATAGGTGAGAACCCTTTATTACATATGCATTTTTGCTTATCAACTATAACTCCGTCTTTATCCCTAATAATTAAATATTCATTATTTAACAATCCCCATCTATTAGTAGGATTTTGATAATGTTCACTCATTTCCTCGTCTGATAAACAAACTTCTTTATATCCAGTATAAATTTCATCGCTCTTACCATCTTCAAATTCAAACATTTTACATGGTAATCCTAATGCTTGTGCTTTGACAATTAAATTGTAATCATCTGAAATAAAAATAATATCATCATTATTAAAATAAACTTGATATGCCATATTAAGAATTGCGTTATCATTTCCATGTTCTAAAAATCTACTTGTAATATCATAATCATATTTCATAATTACTTCTACATTATCAGCAGACTTTATATCTTTGATTATTTTCCTTGCTTGATATGATATTCTTTCATCTCTTTTTAGTTTGTCTAATTCTTCAATTGAAACTATTGAGATATAGACCTTTTGGTAATCTTGAAGATTAAATTTTTGGTTTAGGAGTACATTCGTATCACAAAAAACTTTAAGTGTTTTTCGTTCTTCTTTCATAAATTTCATTCCTTTACAGAAAATTTTTTGTTGCTTACTAAGTATTTAATTTATTACTTATAAACTATCATTCTTCTTATATATCTCTCTTTTAATTATATCTACCATAAAATCTGGTACTGTAGGTTTTTTCCTACGTGATTTCTTGCCTCTTCCAATGGTAGTCAAGTCAGGGTACTTTCCCCTTTCCATTTTTAAAATTTTTTTAGATATTAACCATTCTTTTTCTTGTTGACTGATTTGTTTCAATGTTTAAATTAATTCTCCTTTTATATTTTATTTTATTTAGTTTTTGTTTATTTAAAAAGAAACGAAAATAGAAAACGAATGAGGAAATTAAAAAAGAGAGTAGGACGCATCCTAACTCTCTAAGGTGTAGTCCGAAGACAACCACCGCAATTATTAAAAATATATTACTATTATATTCATATACTAGAATTTAATAAATATTTATATAATGTTAAAAAACCTTTAAAATCAATACTTTACGATATATAAAAATTATTCATTTTTAAAAAGTTTTACTTATTATCATTTTTTATAATATTTTTTTTATAATAATGACCAAAAATATTATAATCCCAATCTTTATTTTCAGGTACTTCAATTAAAATTTTATCTTCAGAAATATCTTTGTTTTTGAAACATTTAAGTACCTCTAATTTATTAGATAAAAATAAAAGATTAAGACATATAATAGAATATTTAGAAAATCCATAATCATCTTTTATTACTTTAAAACATCTGCGTAATACATTTAAAATTGTTCTTAAATGTATATTATATTGGTTTAATTTTTTTATTGCTTTTTCTTTTTCTCTTCTCCTAATAATACTTTTTACCATATCAGTTAAATCGCAATCTTTAGTATTTAGTCCATTGATAGTTTTTCCACATTTACTAATTATATCATAAATAATTTTAATTTGTTTCGGATTAAAATTACCTACTTCTTTTGGACTAATTAATAAGTCTTTAAATTCTATATTTTTACTTTTATTTATATTATCAAAAATTATAATTTCTTGCAATATATCCATAGGAGTATTGAATTTTTCAAAAACTCTATATTCATTTGATTTAAATATCATTGAAAAAAAAGTTGGCACAATCATTTTATCTACCATATTACCAAAACAATCTGTATCTAAAATACACTTAATATATTTATTATTTTTTATTATATTTAATTCTTTACTCATATTAACATTATCAAAAACTTTTTTGCTTTTATCTATTTCAATTTGAGATAAAGATGATAATCTACTGCTTAATTGATATAATTCATTTAATTTATCATTAGGTTCTTTATTAAAGATTGCATCATTCATATAAGAATTTACAACTTGTGATAAATTAACAATTTTCCCTATATAATTATTACTTAATATAATATCTAATTCTTGTAATTCTTTCATATTATATTTTCTTGATTTTGATTCACCTTTGACCATATTTATAGGGGTCGTAAAATTTTCTTCACAATATTTTGCTTTGTCAATTAAATGAGGAAGAAGTAGAATTGTGTCGGAATCAGTATCACACCCCTGTAAACGATCTGGAGCATCATTATCAAAAAAATTAATTGCACAAATATTATCTGAAAAATTAAACCAAGTGTCATATTCTTTATGATATACATTTTTTGTGTGCATAACATTACCAGAATTTATATGTGGATTCCTAGAAGCACAAAACTCTTGTTTATTTTTATAATATGGACAATATATTTCTCTTCCTTCCATTATTGAAATATTTACATATTTTCCAATAGAAGATAATAACATTTCATATGGGTTTGAAAACAAAGTTACATATTTAGTATCTTTTAGTCTTATTTTGCCCAATTTTAAATATTTAATATAATTATTAATTAAATCTAATCTTAATTTTTTAAACTTCTTAGTTTGCATTATATCTGAATTAACCAATAATAAACTATTTATTAAATCAATAGTATCATACGAAGAAATATTCTCTTTATCAATACTATCATGAAATAAATAATTTAATTTATAATCTCTTATAAGATAATTATAAAAAACAGTATCATCATTTTTTAACAAATTAACATATTCTCTTTCATCTTTAGTTAATTCTAATAAATCTTCCTTATTTAAATTTGGAATACTATTTAATAATTGATATGTAGTTCTATTATATGTACCAAAATTTGTATCTTTGTCACATTTGACCACACCAAAAGTAGAATCAACATTATTTATCCAATAATCATAACATTCTTTTTTTGTTCCTGAACCAATTTTATAAGCAAACTTTAAAAATTTTAACGAATTAGGAGTAGTAACTAATTTTATCTTATCAGCATCATATGTATTGCCAAACATATCTTTTAATTTTATTATTTCATTTTTTTTAAACCATACCTGTAATTTAGTATTAAATGCACAACATTTAAACATATCACTTCTTAAAAGCATAAAACCTTTATCACTTTTATTATAGTTTACAAACACTGATTCATCTAGCAAACCTTGACCATCTGTAAGACAATTATTTAATATTATTTCTTCATCATTTGTATCTATTTTACCATCTATTTCCTTAGTTACACTTGCAGTAACTTTAAATTTTTTACCATAAATATCATCAATTAATAAAATTTCTGTTTTAGGATTTAAATTAATGATAAATTCAATATTACTTGAAATTAATGATTCGTAAGCTAATAAAGAAGTTAAATCAACTTCTTCGTCTTTTTCAAATTTTAATCCTAATCTACTTTTATTCAATAGTTTTTCTTTCATATTTTCTTGAATAAACAATGCAAAACCATTTTTTGCTTTACCAGAACCCCTTTTAAAAAATACATATTTAATATTGTCTATCTCAAATCCATTATTGTATAAATAACCTCTTATTTTCTTTTTCGTTGCTAATGTTAATCTTTTCCCTTTCTGTTCTTCACCATTTTTATCTATCCATATTTTTTCTTCGTCCCAAATGGTATAATTTTTATCGAAAGTAACATTAATTATTTTCCTTGTATATTGCTTATCATTTAAAATATAAAATGTCCCGCTAGAAAACATTTTATCAATTCTAATTGTTTCCAAACTATAAGGAATAGTAGCAGAAAATAGTTTATTTCTATCTCTACTTTTAGATGTAGTTTTTTTACCTTCTTGTATATCTTTATATATGTATGCTGCTTCAAGATTCATTATATATGTATTTTCAGTTTTCAAAATTATCACCTCCTAACTAATTAAAGAATTATAATCTTCTTTATAATACCATAAAAATCCTTTGTGCTGATGACTACCATTTTTATATTTACCTTTACAAGCATATATTATAGAAGATGAATTAAAGCCAAATTTATCTGTATCTCTTATAGCATTATATTCTTTAATTATTTTACCATATAAATCCAATTGAATAATAGGTTTCATTAAATGTGAAACATCATTCTTATATGTATTAGGTTTAATTAAAAGATCTGCTTGAATTGCACTGGAAATAGCAACTCTAGTTATTTTTAATATTTCTGCAATATTTTTAATTGTGTACCCATCATCCAATAATTTTTGTGCCTCTAAAATAGACCAATTTCTAGATGTTGATTTTCCCGTCAAATCAATCCATTCTGGTATCCTATCAATATCAGGGAAAAATATATTTATCATTTCTAAAATTGTATATTTTCTTATATCTAATTGATAATGCTTATACCCATTATTTTCCCAATATTCTTTTTTTATTTTATCTTTTTCTTTTTGTTTTTTATTATCATGAAAATTAGATTGAATTTCTACTGATATTTTTAATTCATGATCTACTATATCAGTTTCAAGAGGTCTTTTGGTTTTAAAATTAATACAACTTGGGTCTTCCCATACTGCATTTGGATTATAATATTTCCATATTTGTTTTAAAACTGTTGCATGTAAACTTTCTATTTGTTTATTTCTACAACTATTACACATTTTTTGTCCACTTAATATTGCGTTAGGAGTTACTAACCAATCCTCTCTTTTACATATAGTACATTGATGATATATAGGTGTATGACAACCATTATATTTGTCTATTACTTTAATCGGTATATCTAATAAATTTATTTCATTAATATATTCTTCATGTGTCTTTAATTTAGTTTTACTACATTCAGAACATCTTTTTGTTTTTTTATTAATAATACTGGATGGTATAACATTGAATGGTTTTCCACAATCAGGACATTTATGTAAAATTTTATTACCCCATTCCTTTATATATTCCTATAACTTCAATATTAATATTATTATCATTTAATAAATTTAAGTAATCTTCATGAGTATACATTGCATTTTTACTACAACGTGAACACATTTTTACACCTTTTAATATATCGCATGGTGCAATCATCCATTTATTTTTACATATTGGACATTCATGAGAAATTTTTGTTTTATAATTTATGTATTTATCAATAACACATATATTTATATTTAATTCTTTTAATAAATTCAAATAATCTTTATGAGTTCTTGTTGTTTTTTCTTTTCCTCTTTTTTGACCACATTTACTACAACCTTTTGTTTTTTTATTTAATATTGTATGTGGTGCTACCACCCAATCATTTTTACAAAATGGGCATTTATGCAATATAGGAGTGTGTGCATCAATATATTCATCAACTACCTCTATTTCAGTATTTATATTATTAACTTCTAATATATATTCTTCTTGAGTTTTTTTATAATTTCCATAACATTTTTTACATTTAGTTGCTTTGCCTGATAATACATCCGTTGGTCTAACTAACCAATCTTCTTTACATATTGGACACTTATGTTTTATAGATGTAGATAAATTTATATATTTTTCTATAACATCTATATCACAATTTATTATTTTAACTTCCAAACAATATTCTTCATGTGTTTTTTTTCTAGGCAATAAATATATCCTCCTTTATATTATTTAATATTTAAAATATTGATTAGTACAAGGTGAAGGTAAATCATATACTAATCAATATTATTTTATTCAACTAATAAATTTACAAACTAATCAACTTTTATTCTTCATTTACTAAACCCTCAAACACATACCTAGCACCAGCAAAACCTTCATCAATCATTTCTCCATGACCACTACCATCTTCATTTCTAACATCTTTATATAATGTATAACTTGCTTCCCAACCTTTACTATCTTGCCAATTAATATTATACCTAACCGTAAAATCCTCATCATTTTCATTCTTAATATATACTCGTTTACTTGGTTCAGCATCAATTAACATAATTCTACCAATCAAACCATATTTATCTCTATCATCTAAATTATGTATTACTTGCTTTACAAATTCAGGATAACCATACCCATCATAATATTCATCAAAATCATTTGTAGTTACAATATTAAATCCAATGTAATACTCACAATCCTCACATTCTCTATCTGAACAATCCAATTCTCCTAATTCACCATCATATCCACAAAAACTATTATCATCTTCACTAAAAAATTCATCTAATATACCTTGATAAACTCCTTCATTATCACTATTATCATTAATTCTGCATAAACAACTTACTCTAGCACCATCTATAAAATAACTCATATCTTCAATTATTCTATTAATTTCCCATTCAATACTTTCACAATAATAACCAACAATATGATCTACTAATCCATAGTTAGGAGGATTCCAGAATGATTGTACAAAGAATTTATCCTTTACAGATTTAGATTCTTTGTTTTCTGAGAATAGAAACTTAAATTCACCTAGTTCTTCAAGATTAATTTCATAAAATGTACCTTGGATTATACTTGCTTGTGCTTTTTTCATAATATCATTCTCCTTTGTTTTATAATTATTTTTATATTTACTTAAAATATCTTCTTGCCAAATGATCATACACATAATATACAAAACCATTATTAATAATATCAGCACTTACTTTTTTCATACTATGTAACATATTAGTTTTAGTTTTATCAAATTTCTTTTCTATAACATCTGCACTCATAGTATCTACATTCATATTAATACCTAATGTAATAACATCATCTAACATTCCGCAATATATTTTTAATTCATTTACATCAGGAATAAATACATCAGGTATATTTATTTTTATATTATCAACTTTATAGTATAATTCTACAAATATATCTTTATATTCATCTCTTGTTCCATTCTTATATTGATAAATATAATACATTAAATCTATTGCTGTTATATTATAATGAAATCCTTGGTTAATTATTGAATTTAATTCTGAATATTCATCTCTAGTTTTTACTACTTCTCTTAATGTATTAAGATACCATCTTGGTACTGAATAAATATCATCCTCAGATTCTATTTCTTTTAATTCTCTTTCTTTTTCACCACCATACATATGTCTATTTTGTATATACATTGCGTATTCTTTTCTAATTTCTCCTATATTAAATATATAAGAATTTAATTCTCCAATACTAATTTGTTTATCTAAATCATTAATAACTCCATTTTCACCATATAAAAATATCATAATTTTCTCTATATTTTCATATGATAATGGTTTTCCTTTATCATTTTTTGCTTTATTTAAATTCATTAAACATTCATATAAATCTCTATAAGTATAATCTTCAAAAGATATAAATGGATTTATTATATTATCCTTAATATCTAATATATCAACTATATTAATATTTAATTGCTTAGATAAATATGATGCTGTATCTTTGCATATATCATTAGAATTATAATATAGAGATATTTTATTATATTGATATTCATTTTTTAATTTTTTTATATTTTCTTCTAATTTATTAATATTAATAAAACTTTCATTACTGCATAATATTATTGTTCCTTTTTCATTAAATTTTAAATTTTTTATCATTATACTTCTCCTTTAAAAATTTTTCTACTTCTTTATCTATTGGTCTAATATTAAGTGTATTTTCTAATTTTATATTTTTATCAATATATATATTATGTATATATTCATCTGTTTTATCTATATATTCTCTAACAATTGATAACTGTTTGTCTGATATTGGGTATTCAGCAATACTTAATACTTCATTATTATCTAATAAATATTGTATCTTCTCTATAAATTTTTTATCCCAATCAGAAGTATAACCAACATACCCACCTATATAATTTATACCAATAATATTTTTATTATTAAATGTCACAATATCTTTAAAATATAAATTATATTCAGACATATCTTTTGACCAAAATTCAGGTACTTTTATTTTATTATGATTAATAATATTAAAACAATTCATATCTTTAATATTTGTTATTGGGTTATTAATTTCCCTAATTAAACCACATT